ATGAGCAACGCAGATTTTTCTACTACTGCATCCGCTGAAACACTGGCCCACGAGGTTACCTGCCTGAAGGCTATGGTTACGCTGTTATTAAAAGCAATCGGCCAGGCAGATGCCGGTAAAGTTATCATCAATATGGAAAGATATATTGCTCAATTGGAAGATGCCGAGCAAGCCGCTGTCTTTGATAACACGATTAAACAAATCAAAACCAGCTATCGTAAATAGCACTATTTGCTACACCGCCATCTTAATAATTTGATCTGGCGGTGTAGTGATATTTAGCATTGTCTTCCTGATTTAAAAAAATAGAGACGCTCGTCTATTTATTCCCGATGCTGATGAGTTTCAAAAGCAGTGCCTCTTCTTTCTTTTTATAAAGCGTTAATTCCATCACCAACGCTTTATCCAGGAACTGTTTTCTGGAAAGTGCTTTTCTTTCATCAACCAGCTCCCTCAGCTCAGTGAAGCATTCATTTATTTTGTACTCTTTTGAACTTTCCGTACAAATTATCTCATGGATTGCCTGGCTCAGTTCAGACAATGAGATAACCGATTTTGGATCCTGGTGACTTTTTTCTATGACAGCCAGTAATTTTTCGAATCCCATATGAACCTCCGAAATCAAGCAGAAACTTGCTTATGGCTAACCAGGAAACTCCAGCTACCTCTAAACGCCGCCCCAGTGGATATGAACACAACCCTGTGCAAACAACTCGTCACATCATAAACGATCTGTCAACGATTCCATCTGTTAAGCATAGCACCTTCTCGCCACTCTACAGGACGATTGAGGCACATTCTCGCCATCAAAAGTGATAACGTTCAGCGATATCATCAGACACCTTATGTCTCCAACTGGCATGACAGCAGAATACCAATAAAACATGATCGAAAAGTCACGACTATTAAGCGAGGGGATTTGTTATGAAAGTGGTAAAAATAGAATAAAACGGGGAAAACCAACGCAGAAAATACGGTTAGCTTTAAGAGAGGATATAATTAAAAATAAATTAACCAAAGAAAACAGAAATAATAACAAACTGAAATTAATATCATAACTCATTGAAATTGTTGGTGGGTCGTGCAGGGTTCGAACCTGCGACCAATTGATTAAGAGTCAATAGGTCAATCATGCAACACATTTAACATCAACAAGTTACCTGCATTCACACCGCATTTTTACGTTGTATTACGGCACAGCGCGTCACAAGACGCCACACTACGACACAAAATCGTCACAGCGAGCTACCGGCCTCCCAGCACCCTGACTATGAATGAGGCTGGATCGTATGGATTGAATGCCAAATCTATTCCCGAACCCTCCGCTTGCATAAATGCAATAGAGAAGCCGCTTCCAGATTTATTGTATGTCCTGATGGTATTCGCATTAAAATCCGGTGTTACGTCGATTTCTACTCTGTACCCCTCTGGGACAAGGGTTCCTGTTGTTACGCTAAAGACGCCGAGCGAGTTTCGCGTTATTGATAGCACCTTGCCGGAAACTTCAGTCGCTGAAGATGTCCACTTCCCCCGCCCTGACACCCCTCCTTGAACATCGTTGTTTTTTACATTCGACCAACTATCGCAAACCAATCCCTCAACAGCAGCAACGCCTGCATTCTGCCCTACAGCGAACGTGATCATATGCCAGCCGCGTGTAGTGACGTGCATATAGCATGCAGTGTTTATCTGCGAGTAATCCTCTGTCGTTCGGTTTTTTTTAGCTGACCCACTTATGGATCGACCTGACAAAATATATTGACGGTCACGCAACACTGGGATTATCTCTACATCAGACGGATAATCTGGCTGTTTGGCTCCGTTATCCAGTATCAGGTTAAAAGAATATGGTGTGCCGTTAGAATTGATTGACGGGTAAATGACGGCGCTATCCGAATTCAGGAAAAACGCCATCGTCACGCTTCCGCCTGTTGCGTCATTTGGCAGCAACACGCCGATATCTTCTGGATTGCTCGTGCCGCCACCCAGCGGCGGTGATGACCCGTCTGTAAACTCACTGCGCGTTATCGTGCGATTAGATGAAACTGGCTGGAAGAAGAACGCCGGAAGCATTACGTCACCAGTTGCCAAGATGCATGGGTTTTTGTAATCCTGTTGCATGAAGAATGCGGCGAATCTCTTGCCAATTATGGGAAGGAAATCTTCTCTCAGGTGCAGACCGTCATGACAAGATTCACTAATGCCGAACTGCTGGATGATGTCACGTTTTGTATCAACGAAAGCGCAGCCGAATTCTTCTGCCATTTCTTTCGCCGCAGCATCATATGAACGGGACAAGTAACACTCAGTTAAATTACCCATTGGAGATGCGTTTGCAGCACTCACCCATTGCGTAGTGCCAAAAACAGTAACGCACCGGCCGCGAAGAATTTCACGAGCGATAAATTTACGCATCAAAAAAGAGTAATTTTTAACGCCGTATAGCGCATCACCCTCTGCATTTTCTGGGTTGCTGCCGTTATTCGTCACAACTTTTATGTCATTGACGCCGAGCATTATCGTAGAAATCACCCCTATCGTACCGTCTTGCATGGTGCGACGGTAATTCACCATTGCGGTGTCTCCAGGTGATGCCATGTTTTGGCTTGACCATGCTGACTGGGTCAGGGATGTCATTGTTTGCGCGATCTGCGCTGGATAGTTAAGTGGGTATTGCCCAAAGTCAGGTCGTTGTCCCCATGTAATGGAGTCACCGTAGTTAATCATCGCTACGGCCTTATTTGTCCGCATTAGCGCCTGATACTCAGCATAATTTCGAGACTCTGCGTTGCGGAGTTTTTCATAATCATCAAACTCCAGCATGCCGCCAGATGTGACTAATTGATGCAATTCATCATCAACTGTGATGACTGAAACTGGCTGACCTGGAACGAGATTGCGCTCTGGGTTGAATTTAAACAGGTATCCGATATCTGTGATAAAGACGCTCTGGCCATTCTCATATTGAGAGTATGCTTTTGCGTCTGATAGAGACATGCGAATTAATTGCCTAGAGCCGATTAGTTCCTCGATTCTGTCTGCGAACTGGTCAGGATCGTATTTCAGTACGTTAGAGAAATAGAATTGCTGCACATTCATGGCGTCATAAATAGCCATGGAATGCCCTTGGACGGTAACAAACTTAGCAATCTGCCCGTTGTATACGGGATAACCACCAGCGTTTATTAAAATTGGCTGAGCAACAGGAACGTGGCTGCCGTCCTCGTTTTCGAGGTAGACCTGAATCTGATTACTGGGGATGGTTGGGTCTGTATCAATCAGCCCGATATAGATTTTACCATTGGCGTTGGCCTTGAATGACCGCGCCAGTGTGAAGAGTTGGGCGGGCATTGATACGATAACATTAGGCGTAATATCTGCCATTGTTTTCTCCAGACGTGTTTGTGCTACGCAGAGAACCTGCGTTATGAAGTTTTTAAGTAATTACGTGATTAATACGGCGTGCTATGCTGAATAAAAAAGGAGGTTGGGATGTTTGGCCTATCCAAAAAAGAGCGATTGTCATCCTTGCGCAAGCAACTAGAAGATGTAATGTCACAGGCTAGGCACACCTATGACATGAAGTCAGAAGCAGAAAGCCGGGCGTTTTACGACATCGTAGAAATTGCCAGAGAGAAAGGAATAAGCGCCGCACAAGCGGCAAAGACAGGCGCCGGAATTAGAACGCTGTCGGAGGTCGTCCTTAATCGCCAATATGCATTTTTCTTAAATGAGACTGCAATACAGTTACATGCTGAAATACGCAGAATCAATGAGCCTAATTACTTCGATATAAACAATAAAAATCAGTGGTTTGATGAAATAGTGTCTCCTGTCGGGAGTTATATGGTAATCGACCAGATTGAAGACATCTGCGGCTCCATGATTCGTGACGTGGAGGAGTACATAAATCCTTCCTTGGATTAGTGTTATTGTTTATCTTCATTATCCCCACCAGATAACCATCCGATTATGCCTAGCCTCGCAATTGAGTCTTTCTCGGCGCGAGGCAAGGTGCGGTAAAACTCCTTCCACGCCTCAGTGCGCGATATGCGGCCATCCGCACCTTGGACAATCTTCTGTTGCGCCGATGGAGATGGGTTTCCTCTGGCGGCAGCAGACAGACGCTTCCATTCCGAGCTAACCATCAAATCTTGTACAGCCTGAGCACCTGTTTTTTTCGTTGCTGCTTTTGCCCCCATTTGTGCCGCGACCGAGGTGTTCAATACCGGGCCAACAACTGGAACCTGACCGAGAACAGTAGCAATCGTTGCCATTTTACCGTGCGTTGCCAGCTTATCGAGAAAGCCATTTGGTTGCTCGAAGCTCTGTAAAAATGAAGATAATTTGCCGGTTTGCAAATGGTAGCGGTTGGCTGACTTCACATTTCTTGTCAACGTGTAGAAATCCTCCATCCTCTGCATTGATCCTTTAGGCAGGACGGAGGCCAGCATTTTCACGTTACCGTTTCTTTTCAGTGCCCCGTAGTAGTCAACGAATCCATTGATATTGTCAGCCAGATCGGAGCGAGTTCCTTTTCTGAGCATGTCTCGCATGCCGGTTGCGATAACCTGCTTTCTCATTTCCTTATCTGGAATAGAGCGCATGAGTTGCCTAAATTTCTGCGAGTTTCCCGTGCTCAGTCCGTTAAGCGCGGTATTCGCCGCCGCCGTTACGTCGCCAGTCATATCTTTTCCGAGAAGGTTGTAGACCCGATCTTCCATAATCTTGCGCTGAACTGTAACGGCATTCGCTGCCTTTATCTGATCTGTAAACCCGTAAGCGTCCGCCACCGCGTCCCTATCCCTTGACAGGTTCGCGTATAGCTGGCTTAGATTGCGTTCCTCTGCGCTCCCGAATGGTGTATTCGCTTTTCCTAAATCAGCGCCAACGCGAGCCCTTGCCGCATTCAGTCTGGCATAAGTTGGCGCGCCGGCATCGGAACCAGAAGGCGCTATCTTGTCGTACACCCATTTTTCAACAGTAGAAAGGTGCTCAGCACCTCCAAGGTCATCAGCTAGGTTATCTAGATAGGCGCGAGTATTTGCTGGGTCTACTGGCGCTCTGGCTGGGATAGCATCATTTACTGGCTGGAAAAGCTCATTCTCTTGCTTTACCAGCGCCTTTCTTGTCGTGTCAAAGTCATAGCGGAATTTATTGTTGACCTCAAGGCGGTCCCTCATAGCTCCAGCGTCATCGATAATTTTTGATGCTCGCCTAGATATTCTCTCAATAGACTCCCGCTTAACGGCTGCTAATACTGATGCATCCTGAGAAGCGAGGCCAATTTGCAGCACTTTAAATGCTTCATTGCCAGATATGTAGGCTTCAAGAAGAGAATCAGGGTCAATTCCAAGGCGCTGGCTTGCGGCGATTACTTGTTGATCTGGTTGAATATCATTTATTACCTGAGCAATTCTGCCTTTATCACCAGACTCAGCAACCTTGCCATAACTTGCTGCCCGCTCAATGGCTGCGGCTGGGTCGGCTGTACCGATAGACTGCGCGACATCATCCGCCGTTCTGGCTGCTGGAGAGCTCTCCATTGCGGCCGGTCGTAACGAATTTGCCCATTCCCTCACTCCGCTAACGCCTTCGCTAACTCTACTAGCCACAGCGCCCGCTCCGCGCACAATTCCGCGCCCGACAACGCTACCAGCTGCGCCCGTGGCCAGGTCACCAGCAAATGACCCGGCATCATCTCTCTGGCTATTTTGTGCCAGCACACCCGGCAGGTTTTCCGCGAGAATATTGCCGCCTTGTGTCGCCAGTCTTTCGGCACGGCCAGCACCAGCGACACTTCCCAGTGCTGCTGCTGTCCGCTCAGCACCAAGCCCAGGAATTAGGTACGGGCCAATCTCCGCTCCGAGTTTCGCATAAGAATCTTGCGGCTGTAGCTCCTGCGGCAACTCTAATCGCTGTGTTGGCTGATAAGTGCCATCACTAAGACCAAGTTGACCGGCCGCCCATGCCCCAGCACTTTTGAATGCATCCATTATTTCAGCTGGAATGTTCGCCACGTTAGCGCCCGATTGCAACAACCCCTTTCCTGCCTCTACTGCCGCATTCCCCATTGCCTCTGCTCTGGTTATTGGCTGCTGATCACCCCACGCGCCGCCTTGCTGACCAGGCTGCTGGTTTTGCCACATTGTTGATGGCTGCTGTTGCTGAGTAACGGCGGATGGGTATGCTGAGTAAAACTGCTGCTTTGCCGCATCGGCTTGGGGGCCAGCCTTGGGGGCTACTACTTCGTTAAAATATTGCTCTTGCGCTGCTGCCTGCTGATCGGGAGATAGCGCCTGATATTGCGGAGAGGCAATAACATCTTTCCAAGCCTTTGCCATCACTCACCCCATAATGTAGAAAATCCCGCCTGTTGTTGTGGCTGGGTTGGTTGCTGCTGACTTGGCTGCTGCATAGGGATATCTTTACCGTATTTCTGCTGCAATCGTTTTTGCGCCAATTTAGTTGTGCTAATGATTGTGTTGATAGAATTCTTAGCCGAATTCTCTGATTGAGATGATGACAGGTTGCCGATCGCATCCATTATTTTTTGACCCTCGGCGTTACTCAGCGCCCCTAATCCTTTCATCTGCTGAATACCAGACATGAACCCTTGAGAACGTAACGTGTCAATAAGCGCTGAGGTGTCAGCAGCGTCAGTTCCAGGGATAAACCTGCTCGAAAATGGGTTGATGTTAGTACCGAAATACCCGGTAAATCCAGGGCTATTTAGCACCTGATTGGCTGTGTCAATTGTGCGTGACATCGTATCCATGCTGGTATTGTAAGCGTCAGCCTTATCCGTCTTGGCCTGCTCAAGCTCTCTTTTGGTTGCATCACGTTTGTCTTGCAGTACACCAAGTTGAACCTGATTTGTTTCTCTTGCGATTTGACGGTCTAGTGCTTTGTCTTGCAACTCCAGCTTGCGCACATTAACGTTTTGCTGGGCGATGCCGACATTGGCCCATCCTTGAGCTTCTCCAACACGGTTGCTGCGGGCTGTTTCGGCTAGGCGCTCTCTGTCTACAGCGACCTTGTCTCTGTCAATGACTCGACCTTCTCGCTTATCCAGCACATCCAGATACCCTTTTGGCCCCAGCGAGAACATAGCCAGATTGCCGAATAAGTCAGATGCACCTTGCGGGTTTTGCTGGTAGGTCTGCCCGACATCAGCCGGATTTACGCCGACGCGGTTCAGTTCGGTAGCATTGCTTTTCAGGAAGCTGTCGAATGCTTCCGGCCCCTGTCCCGCTGCCAACTGCGCATTCATCGCAAGATTACCCATCGTTGTGCGGTGGTCATCATCAATGAAGCCCATACCTTTCTGTACGTTCTCAAACTGGTCAGGGTATTTAGCTGCTAAATCACGCATGGCGCTACGGTCGCCAGATTTAAAAGCGTTGCCGTACTCCTGCTGGAATGCCTTCTGACGCTCAGCTTGCTGGTTTTGCTTGTATGCTTGAGCAACTCCTGTTAATCCCTGTAAAGCTTGCAGCCCAAGGTTATTTGCTCCAGACCTTTGTATCTCATTACTTCTTTCAATGAGCGCAAGCGTCGTATTAATATCATTCGCTTGCGGGGCATTTGGATTATTATTACCAATCCCTGCCAGTAAGGCCCCTCCAGACGTCCACGGTTGGGTAGTAGCCATTATTCACCTCAAAAAAGACCGCCAAGCAACCCAAGACCGCCGCCAATGGCGGCTCCAATTCCAGTGCCTAGACCAGGTATGACGCTACCAAGTGCGGCCCCTGAAGCAGCCCCGCCAAAAGCGCCACCAATACCAGAACGAAGAGCAGATGGGCTATTTGCATTAGCCGCCGCCAGTGCAGCCTGTTGCTGATATAGGGACGAAACATTGTTTGCATAGTTTTGCCCCGCGTTAGCCTGACCCTGCAATGCTCCAAGGCCAATATTTGCAAGATTTTGTGCGTTATTCATCTGCCCTGATAGCCAACTTTGCCCAAGAGATGGAGCAATTGCTGACAATTGATTGCTGGTGGCAGTTGAGCCAAGGCCACCAGTGGCCTCTGCCGCATTGAGGTTTTGATACCTGGCTTGATTCGCCATTTGGTTGTATTGATCTGAATTGTAATAACTATTAAGGGCGCTATTTTGCCCATCTAGTGTTGATAGGTTTTGTAGTTGTGATACATATTGCTGGGCCAGTGGAGTGAAAGGGGCAAGGTTATTCATCACCGTCTGCCATTGCTCCCGCTGTAAGGCAGTTGAGTTGTTTAGCGCTTGAGCTTGTGCATCACCTCCTCCACCGCCCCCCTTCCCGCCTTTTTCAAAACAAAATGGTTCTTCGCCGCGCAGTTTTCTGCCCAGCGTAAATGCGTATAGCATGGTTATCTCCCGTTATTGAGGAAGTCGGTTAATTCTTCGCGAGTGGCTGAATAGAAGGTGACGTCATCAACGCCTTTGAAGTATTTCTTGATGGTTCCGATGCGCTTTAATCCGATCATGGCGCAGTAGATTTGCCCGTGACGGAACTTGCGAGCAGCAAATGAAGTGACACATTGAACATTGGTTTCCGACAGAATGAAGCGCCAGAATGACAGCCCGATATCTTTGCTAAACCCTCTAGCATCAGGCAGATACATTGCGTGGCAATCGAAAGCTAGCGGCTGAATCTCGTGGTAGTAGACGATGCCGCCGAACTGGCCGTGCGCATTGACCTCGAAATATCTGCATTCCGGCCTGTAATCGTATCCGTCGCCGTTATTGCTCCCCGCGATGATGTCAGGGTGATTACCCACCGCTTCAATCAAGTCGATGTTACGCGTTGGCTTAAATGAAATCATGAAGCGCCTCACTGAGTGGCGATGATCTTTATCTGTGTGGCTGTGAACGTGCTTCCGTTGGCCTTGATCATCATCGTGATACCAGGCGATACGATGTCGTCACCCTCATCGACGGCGAAAAAGGTATTTATGAACACATCATCAATGGTCGTAGCAGAGTCACGGCTAACAACAATCGTGTCAGGTACGGTTGTGCCAAAGGTTATCTGCATCGAGCGGTTGCCTGATGCTGATGTGTAAGTGCCGCGTAAATTTATCTTGAAGCTCAGGTTTTTGAACTTGTTCAGCGCTTTCATACGCCCGGCAGCCACGTCAAAGAACGGCAATAGCGTGCCGCTTGTCGGGGTCAGGGTTCCGAGCAAGGTCAGCAAGTTTGTTGATGTGGTTGGGATGACAAGCGAGACGCCAGAGTAAACCACCTCAGATTTTTGCCGGTTCATGTACGCCTGATATGCTGCAAAATTCGTCTCAAGCGTGGTGATTCTGGTTTCGTGATTGGCTATCTGCGCGGTGTTTGCTGCAATCTGCGTTGTGTGAAGCGCGATTGTTGTCTCCGCCGAGGTAATTCTCGCCTCATGATCAACAAGCGTTGCTTCTGCTGCAGTAATTCTTGTTTCGTGATCGGCTAACTTTTCCTCGGCAGCGTCAAGCCTAACTTCATGATCAGCCAGAATGATGTCCTGCTCGTCATTCTTAACTTGCGCCTCATACGCTCCTGCTCCGGCCTGATTGGCCTTGTCCGCCACATTGCTGGCGTCCGTAGCCTGCTGGATGACATAGAGCATGTAAGGCTGGGAAAATATTGGCGGTAGTAAAGTTGAGTTGATGCTCTGCGCCCGTACCGATACGGGTACATTTAGTGATGGATCTGCCATTTATTCCACCCTGATTTGACATCCTGATAGGGTTACAGGGGATTTTGTTATGACTCGCACCTTGAAGCCAATGTTTTTGCGGATGCGGCCGACACGACGCCATAGAATACGCTTGTCGTATACGAATGGCGCGTTCTGCTCAATCATCTGTTCGCGGCCGTAGTTGATTCCGTCCGTTGTTGCAGACAGGAATAACCGCTCAGCTATTTGAGCAACGCCAGTGCTACACTCAAGTTCGAAATCAAACACCCTGGCGTTATCAGTCTTGAATAGCGGAGTGAACAACAGGTGCTCTTGCTGCTTTTCGTACTGAGCAGATGACGCAAAGTTAAACTGACCGGTCACCGCTTCCAGCTTGTCTCCGCAAGTGATGGCGTTATCTTCAAACATCAGATCAATGCCCCGGTATACGTCATCAAACAGGCCAGTTTTCAGGATGGCCCATTGCGGCCCGTTCTGGCTGGCTGCCGAGTCGAACACAAGCACATGGCGTGGCAGGTGGATGATCAGCAATTCGTGAGCGTCAAATCGTATCGACTCCATCACGCCGGTAGCTAGCTCTGCCGCCGTGTATCCGCGCAGAACCTTCTCAACTGATGCTGTTGCGATTGGGGATGCCTGCCCGGAGGAAATCGCATAAACAGACGGCGCGCCGGTAGATTGGTGGCTGATGAATGCGAAAGAATCACCGTAAGGCGTTTTGCAATATGTTCCGGCAATACCCTTCTGCACCATGAGCGATGGCTGAGCCACATACAACGCAGCGCCAGCAGTGGTAGCGCCAGTCAGGGAGAAATACTCAATCGTTGACGTGCCGAACGTGACGATGAAATCATGCCACGTACCCATACCAACAATCCCGTCAGGCTGGGATTCTGCCCGGTACTCTGCGCTGTTGCGGTCAGGATGCGACTCATCTTCAAGGTCGGAGATAAACCATGAATCCGTACCATCTTTCGACCATGCATAACGACCACGCAGCCGGGTAACGTCGCGCACAGAGCCAAGGTCATATTGCGTATAGGTGCTCGATACGGGCCAGTTAGCCATCGTCTTGACGGTCCCATCGTAGCGATACAGCACCAACTGACCGCCAACGCCGACCGCCTGAGACGTGCGACTTGCCGCCATGCTAACCCTGCCCGAGCCAGACACCGAACCTACCACCGACGCGCCGCGATACAGACTACCGCCGCAAACGCGATATACGGCATTCTGAGCGGTGTTAAACATTGCCCCACGCGATACTCCTGCAACATCAGAACGCTTGTCTATGCCGGGGAATGAGCGCAAATATCCGCTACTGTTGAGCACCTGCTTGGGTGTAGCAAGCATATTGACCGGTAGCAGATCAACATAGTCAGAATCGCGGAAGTTTTTGCCAACACCCTTAATCAGGGGGAGTTGTTGTATCGGCATCGGGCTTCTCTCCGGGGAAGTAATGCCAGCCGTTCAGCGTGGCAAGACTGTTGCCGCTGCCAATCGGCATACGACTTGGGTAAGGTGCGCGTTTTGAGCGCTCAATCGCGGTCTGCTTATAGAGCAATTCCTTGCCGTATTTAGCAATGGCGATGATTTTTGCGGTGGCTTCGAGTGAGTAATCAGGAGCGATTCGGCAAGCCAGGTTATGATAAACGGCGCTCACGGCGCTTGAGCGTAAACCGTGGTCATCGCCTTCTGCTGGCAGATTATCCATGTCGGCGAACTCATAGCCGGTGATTATGCCTTTACCATCCTGATACCATTCCGCCATCATTGTTTCGAGGTCGTCTACCGCATCTTGCATTGACTGCGGCTCAACATCGGTCAGGGTGGCATTGGAGGCGATCGCCAACTTACGCAATGCAGCCCTGACCAGATCACCTTTAGTTGCTATCAGCATCACTCACCGCCTTAGGCTTTGGCCCCGGCTTCTTGCGTTGAGCAGGCTCAGGCTCAGGCTCAGGCTCAGGCGACGGCTCCGGCTACGGCGACGGCGACGGCGAATAAAATAAAAATTACATGGCTGCTTCGCGCCCATTTTTACGCCCATTTGCAACATCGGGGAAATCATGAAACAAGAAGAGATGGCTGGATATAAATTATATTACGCAGTAATGGGAGTGATGTTGTTAGTCATGACATTATTGCTGGGCGCTGTGTTGATTATATTTGTATAGAGAGGAATTATGAGCAAAGAAACTGGCGGGTCAGCATTCCCTATGCTTGGAAATGTCGGATTTAATTCCGACTGGCAGATGGATGAAGGCATGACGCTGCGTGATTATTTCGCGGCAAAGGCTATGTCCGCTTTCATTAGTCGTTGGAATGGATGTGATAGCTATAACGAAGCTGGAATTTACCAACGTGCGGCTGAGCACTCATATGAAGCGGCAGATGCCATGCTAAAGGCAAGAATTAGTTAATAGCCTAATGCCTACATTGTGGGCATTGTGAAATTAACTAAATACAGGAAGCCACGATGAACGATAGCATCTGTGGCGGCGTTATCGTGTGCCGCCCATTCGACGCAATTAAATCAATACAACACTCTCGCACAAATATATTAACGAGCGATGATTTTAAACCGAGAACGCTCGTTGACATGATTATTCGTTTTCTCAACCGGAGGATTCAGCCGTGAGCAATTATCCGCAAATGATTGAAGATTTAACTGAATCATACGTCGCTATGCTGGATAAATCACAGGATGAGCAGGAGTGGTTAGAAAACGAAGTGCTGACTCGACTGAAAACCAAATCGCAGGGTATCAAATTTAACGACCTGCGTGGCGCTCTAACTGATGTTATCCGCCCAGCTTTCAATGAGGAGACTCCATGGTTCCACAAATATGTGCATCCACTTAACGCATACGCTGATTCCTCTGCTTTTGAAGAGTATTTGTCTGGCGTTCAATACGACCTCATGCGCCACTGCGTAATTCTGGAGCGTGCTCTGTCATTGTCTGCTGCCGCAAATCCTACATATAAGCAGCTGGGTACAGGTGAATGGGTTTCGTGAATTTGATAACAGGAGATTGATGTAATGTCATTCAGCATCATTGAGTTTGTACAGCAGCAGAAACCGCTATTCCACGGGGCGCTAACAGCATCAAGCGAACAATCAGTAGTGTGGGAAAAAGAAAGTCAGTTCGCCATGCAGTTATTCCAGAAAAACGATTTTCTTACAAAAACGGCAATAGCTAATCCAGTCAGCGCTCAGAACGCGATCATTAACGTTGCAGCAATCGGCATCACTCTAAATCCCGCTAGCAAGCTGGCCTACCTTGTTCCTCGAGACGGCATGGTTTGTCTTGATATCAGTTACATGGGGCTTCTTCATCTCGCTCAATCCACCGGCTCTATTAAGTGGGGGCAGTGTAAGCTGGTTTACTCAAACGACACATACGAATCAAACGGACTAGATACCGCCCCCACGCACAAATACACCGCATTTGGTGACCGTGGAACTGTGGTCGGCGGGTATTGCACAGTAAAAACACCTGACGGCGATTATCTCACTGAGGAAATGAGCCTTGCAGAGATAAAGGGAACGGAGGCGACAAGCAAGGCTAAGAATGGTCCGTGGAAGAACTTCTGGGAAGAGATGGCGCGTAAGACCATTGTTAAGCGCGCGTCAAAATATTGGCCTCGCGCTGAGCGTCTGGATAACGCTATTCATGTACTCAATGAGGATGAGGGAGTTTTTCAGGAACCGATGATGCCGCATAAATCAGAAGATGAAATCCGAGAAGATGAGCGAAATAGGCAGCAGGAAATCATGGATAAAGCGCAAAGACTCTGCGATGACATGGCTCAAGCGGAAAATATGGGCGACTTAAAAAAGTATTTCGCAGAAGCCTACAGAATAACTGCGGGAATGAAGTTGCAGCAGAACGTTCAGGCCATCTATCACGAATGCAAATCTAAATTACCGGAGGTGGCACAATGACCGCCCTGTATCAAATAGCTAACGATTTCGCCAAACTTTCTGAATCTGACATGGATCCAGATATGATTACTGATACTCTCGATGGAATTGAATGGGAACTTGAAGCTAAAGTGGAGCAGATCCTTGCTATCTGCAAAAACGAATCCGCATACGCTGACATGCTGAAAGAAGAAAGCAAAAAACTTTCTGACCGCGCCAAGGCTACGGAAAATCGCGTTACAAGAATGAAGGATTACGTAGCCTCCTCTCTCGAAACAGCCGGAAAGAAATCCCTCAAAGCAGGCGTTCATCAGGTTTCAATCCGCGCCCCAGGGAAGTCAGTTGAGATTACCGATGCTAGCGCCATTCCGGCGCAGTTTGTTGAATACGACACGGTAATTAAGCCAGATAAACTCGCAATTAAACATCAGATTGAGGCTGGTATCGAAGTTCCTGGTGCCATCATAAAAACAGGAAAGCCATCACTAATCATTAAATAGTGGAGGGATACGTGAAACGCTCACCTTTTTATCGCCGTGGCGGAAGGGATTCTCCGAACAAGGGAATGAAGGAAAAAATAATCTGGCAGTTGCAAAAACACGGAAGACCGATGACAGGAGCGGAATTGGCTGCAATATTTAAAATGGATGCGGCGGATTTAAATAAGTGCAGGCGGTTTGTTGTTAGTGAAGTTGGTCAACCATCTGTTTCAGTAGAAAAGACAGTTGATGATTTCATATACAATTTAATAAAGAAGCCGGAAATAAAGTTAGCTAAAAATAGAAAGCTAATGAGCTGCCGTGTTTCATACAAATCATTCGCCACATCCAGTCGTCTATCAAAAATAAAGCACATCGCCGAAGCAATCCAGCGCCGTGAGTTAATCGCTCGCGGTGAATATATCTCGGGGTAAAAATGAACACAGCATATCTAACAGCAGCTAACCATGCCGCTGCATACGAACGCGAACGTAATTTCACGCAGGACAAAGTTATGTGGCTTGCAGCATTGCGTCACGCTAATACGAAAGATAAACCGTGGTGCGAATTACGCGCTGAGTTTTGTGAAAAGTGGAATGACAAGCTGGAGGCAATCAATGGCTGACGTTGCTGATTACGCAAATGACCTTACTGATTTAAATATTCAGCATGCATTAGCTAACCGACCTACTCCAATGAAATTCACAGGAAAGTGCAAATACTGTAGCGAGAAAATTAACATCGGTCATTTCTGCGATGAATATTGCAGAGAGGATTACGAGAAATTGGAGAGAAATAATCGTGGATAATAATTTATACGCAGAACGAGACATTATACAGCTTGATGTATCCGGTAATTTTTATTGCCAACATGTTCATCATATGACATCGGAAAGCCTGGACAGTAAATCAGACATCGCGGCTGAGCTTGGTTATCGCGATTTCTGCATATCGGAATTACAAAAAGACAACGAGACTCTACGCGCAATGATGAGTGAAGTGGAGATTCAGCGGGATGGGCTGGTTGCGGAGAATGCGGCGCTGAAGCATGCAATTAGCGAAATAAATAATAGCGCTGAAGAGGTAGAGCATGACGGATATTTAACATTTGTTATCAACCCTGACTGCCTGCATTGCGCTGTCGATTTAATTGAAAACGAAAACCCAGCCACAGACGCCGCAATTGCTGAAATCGGTGCAAAGGCCATTCGTGACTGCGCTGAATCATTGCTCGCTAATGACGACATCGGAGTTGAGCATGAATATCCGCTGATGCTGAGTTACGCAGACAAGCTGCGCGGAGGTGGGAGTGAATAAAATAGAAAAACAAAAAATGGCGCAGAGACAGGCAATGTCACTCGACGACAAAATCACAATGACAAAACGCCGGATTCGAGATTTTTATGATCATTTTGATGGTGATGTGTATTGCTCTTTCAGCGGAGGAAAGGACAGCACGGTATTGCGACACATAGTGCTAAGTATGGGCCTGAAAATGCCATTCGTTTTCAGCAACACTGGGCTTGAAATGCCAGAGATTGTCGACTTTGTTCGCAGGCTAGCCGGCGACGATGAAAATATTGTTCAGGTTAAACCAAAAGTCACTTACGACAAGGTCTGGAAAGAGTATGGGCTCCCTGTCGGAAGTAAGAAGGTTGCTAAAATGATTCGCGTTCTCCAGGAGGGAGATAACGGCAAAAACAGCAACATGCACAACCTGTATAACACGGGCTACAACTCCAAAGGTCATTTCGCAAAGTCATGGAAACTACCAGAAAAGTGGCGCGTATTTGTGAGCAAAGAGGCCCCGCGTATCACTGATCTCTGCTGCGACTTCCTCAAAAAAGAGCCCCTTGACACATACGCCAAGGCGACAGCCCGTCATGGTATCAGTGCAATTATGGCTGACGAAGGGGGGCAGCGAGAAACGAGAACCCAGTGCAACGTATACGATGGTCGTCGACCAAACTGCGCTCCGATGCTGTTCTGGCTGGAATCAGACGTGTGGGAATACATCAAACTACATAACGTTGAGATATGCGAGGTGTATTTCGATAGGGAAATAAATGGGCTGCGCATCCCTGCGGAAAAACGAACGGGTTGCATGTTTTGTGGGTTTGGGGTGCACATGGAACGAGGGATGAACCGTTTCCAACGTATGGCCATCACACATCCACGGCAGCACTCAATCGTTATTGATAGGATGGGAATGGGTAGAGCGTTGGACATGATTAACGTTAAATATATTCCCGATGAGGACTGAATAACATGAATACTTTGACGAATGAACGGCTGGAAAAACTGAAAGGGATGGCGTCTGTTTCGCAATTACCGGCATTGGGTATTCAGCCCGCTGAGTTACAAGAAATGGTGTCGCGCCTTCTCGCAGCAGAAGCACAACTGGCATCGGTAAGCGCTAATTACGACAAAGCAGTAATGCGAAACATTTCTGAACGATATCAGAAAGACGCGGCAAATAGTGCGTTAGTTCAGCGCGCTGCCGAACTGGAAGCACAACTGGCAGAGCTGCGGGGGCAAGCGGCAGACGCCGAAATCAAATGGGACGGAAGCGAATTCACTGTTCAGAATGTTCGGGATGGATTTTCTTACGGCGTAACTCCTGTATTCATCCGACCCGTTCCACCAGCCGCAAGCCAGCCAAGCAGGGTTACGCCTGTACCTCTGGCCGAATTGGCAGAAGGCATTCGCGCTCTGCATTCATCCCCAGCAAGCCAGCCTTACACGGTGCCAGACTACTACGTTGTGGTGACAAAAGCTAATGTGTGGCAGACGTTCTGTAAAACCCGCGCTGAGGCCGATTTCATTGTCTCTAAGCCGTTTCACAAAGGCTATTACGTACTGGAGGTCTATACGCGCCGCGCCGCCATGCTCCAGGCTGGCAACTTTCGGGAAAATGAGAATTCGTCAACCAAGAATTGTCGGGGAATTGCGGAAACGTCAACCGAATGCCCCACATCCACGCTGCACGGTGCGTTACTACGTCGAGAAGAGTTTGCGGCTGAACTCGAATCGATGACACCAGAGCAAAGACAGGCGCACGACAAAGCTATCGCTGATTTCAAGTCTGAGTTTTTACCGAACTCTCCGGTAATTCCGGATGGTTGGGTTAAAGGCAAATTTGCTTACGACACACTGTTTAATGCAATCGGCAAGGCAGTGAATATTCAAGGCGAGGCGTTGTCCATTTCCGTTAAAGCATTCGAAGATGCAATGCTCGCAGCCGCTCCGCAGCATAAGGGGGAGTAGATGATTATCGGCTTCATTCTTCTCGTCAGTGCGTGCGGTAATGATTACTGCGATGCCCTGCCCGTTTCTGAGCGCGTTATGACGTTTAACGAGTGTCAGAACTGGGTAACCCTGATACACGAAAAACGACCGCATGCCACGTTATTGTGTGCGCCGGTCAACAAAGATTAACCAGCCGCCACAGCGGTTTTTTTACGCCTGAATTAAGGAGATGAGGATGAGTAAGGTAACGTCTGTAGTCGATTTTCCAGATGGTCAGGAGCCACCTGTACACGCCAATATGAATATTCTTGGCGGGAAATTATCAGGCGTGTCGTGGCGAGATTTGCTCACCGAAAACGATAAGATTCTGGAGTTGCTCGCGTACATCTGTGACAGCATTAAAAGCCATGGTTCATATGCTCCACTTGATGTTTCCGCTATAGAGAAAATGATAAATGGGAATGACTCATGAAGCGAACAACGCTAACAGCAAAGCTATTTGCGGCCGCACTCGTTGCGGCTTTTTTGTGCACGCTATTCACTCTCGCCGGAGAGATTCTATGAGCGCATTCGAGTGGGTAGTTGCGATTCTATTCGCTGCGGCGATATTCAGATTTATGTGACGAGGTAATTATGACTGCTGACGAATGGCTGAATGAGTGTCTGCTAATTGATGGGGGTCGGCAGATAAAACGCAAGGATGCGCTGGAGCTATCGATACCTCGCCAAGACTTTGTCAGGGAGGTATTCAAGGGAATACAGCGCACGGTTGAGATGATAATTCCAGAAGTTGAAGAGAATGAAACTGTGCAGCACTATCGTGCAAGAGTGATTAACGCCGCTATGAAATCAGGCGCAACAGTGATTACTAATGCGGGGTGATTATGCAGGCAGAAACCGAGAACGCTCTGCGCAGCGTTGCTAAAATATGTCGCAGCGAAATCATCGCTCAGACGAAAGGCCAGCCGAAAAAAAACCACGACCCGATTATCACCCGCATTCTCGACCATCACGCAAAAAGAATTACCGCCCTGCCGCCTGGAGCGTTTAGTGCCAAGCTTTGGCTCAGTTATTACGTGCGCGTCGTTGATGCTGAGGCAAGGAGTTAACAGTGAATGACGAAGTTTGGACAATAGAAGAAGCGGCAAAAAACCTAAAGATGCATCGGGATACTGTGAAATCTCTTGTGAAACGCGGTGTCCTACCCGCTTCTGACATCGGCAGCGGCCAACGGCATATATACCGGTTCGTAAAATCTGCGTGTCTTGAAGCGATGTCAAAACCGATCAACACTGCTCGCGTGAATGCGGGTGACATAACCGAGAAAAAACCATGTCAATCAAACAACGGAACGGTGTCTGGCACTGTGATTTCACTGCGCCGGATGGAAAAAGAATTAGACAGTCTCTTGGGACAGAGGACAGGAGGGAAGCGCAAGAACTGCATGACAAGCTAAAGGCTGATTCATGGAGAACGGCAAGGCTTGGTGATGCGCCAGTTAAGCTTTTCGAAGAGGCCTGTGTGCGATGGCTTAGAGAGAAGGAACATAAGCGATCGCTGGATGCGGACAAGTCGAAGATAACGTTTTTTCTGGAGCATTTTCGTGGTTGTGAGTTGGCATCGATAACAAACGACAAGATTCAGATGGCGATATCCACGGCATACAACAGAAAGCACAAAGAAAGGTGGGAGGAGAAACGCGACAGGAAAAGACGAGAAGGCAAGACACTGGCGCCGTACCGAGCCAAGCCGATATCTGAATCGACTAAATACTCACTCCAGGCATTCATGCGCTCGCTGTTACGGATGGCGGCTAATGAGTGGGGTTGGCTGAGCTCTGTGCCAGTGGTGAAGGCGCGGCAGCCGAGAAACAAGCGGATCCGCTGGTTGACTCACGATGAAGCGCGATCGCTGATTAATGAGCTTCCAGATCAACTAAAGCCAGTAGTGACTTTTGCGCTGGCTACTGGGTTGCGTCGCTCTAACATCATTGATCTGGAGTGGTCACAGGTTGATATGCCGCGGAGAATGGCGTGGATACACCCTGAGAATGCCAAAGGTGGTAAGGCTATCGGCGTCGCGCTAAACGAAACCGCATGTGGAATATTGCGGGGACAAATAGGAAAACATCACAGATGGGTATTTGTTCATGAAACGTCATCAATAAAACCCAATGGTGAAAGAACGCCTGAAATAAGGAAATTAAGAAATGATGGAAATACAGCTTGGAATGCAGCATTAAAAAGAGCCGGAATTGAAAACTTTCGCTTTCATGACCTGAGACATACATGGGCGAGTTGGTTAATTCAGTCCGGCGTTCCTTTATCTGCACTACAAGAAATGGGCGGGTGGGAGTCAATGGAAATGGTGAGAAGATATGCCCATCTCTCACCATCCCATTTAACTCAGCATGCAAAACAAATAGACGCCATTTTTATTAAGAATGGCACAAATACGTCACAAGGGATAATTGAGGAAATAAAGAATGCGATGTAAATGCTTGAAATTGTTGGTGGGTCGTGCAGGGTTCGAACCTGCGACCAATTGATTAAGAGTCAACTGCTCTACCAACTGAGCTAACGACCCAACGGCGAGGATTATTCTCCTCCCCGGCGTGCCTGTCAAATACTTCATATTAATTTTTTATGCATGATAATAGGATTGTTAGCGATTGGTAATTTTGTTAACCTGCTCAGCCTATTTATCTCTAGCCTCTCATCATTTTATATCCTCTTCATTTTAGGGCGAAAAACATACAGCGTCATCTTACATCATTAGCTGCCCTCTTTATGCCTGGCTATCTCAGACATCCGCTGTAATAAGTACTGCGGTTGCGCTATCTTATTCGTTTCGATTTTCGTAAACGAGAGCCGCCAAAGAGCTCAAAAAAACATCACAGACAGAAACAGGAAAGTGTACTTACATGGTCGAACAATCAAAAGAAGCCGCAGACCTTGCCTCTGAACAGGGAGAGGGACTGCAACGGAATCTGACTAATCGTCATATTCAGCTCATCGCCATCGGCGGAGCGATCGGTACCGGGCTATTTATGGGCTCGGGCAAAACAATCAGCATGGCGGGTCCTTCGATCATCTTCGTTTATATGATCATTGGTTTTATGCTGTTTTTTGTCATGCGCGCAATGGGAGAACTATTACTCTCCAACCTCAACTATAAGTCATTCAGCGATTTCGCTGCTGACCTCCTTGGGCCATGGGCAGGTTTCTTTACCGGCTGGACGTATTGGTTCTGCTGGGTCGTAACCGGGATCGCCGATGTCGTAGCCATTAGTGCCTACTCGCAGTTCTGGTTCCCTGATTTATCGCAGTGGGTCTCTTCCCTGTTTTGCGTTCTGCTATTACTGACGCTAAATCTGGCAACCGTGAAGCTGTTTGGCGAGATGGAATTCTGGTTTGCGATGATCAAAATTGTCGCTATCGTTGCGTTAATCGTGGTCGGTGTCGCGCTGGTGATGATGCAATTCTCTTCCCCATCAGGAAACGTCGCCTCCTTTACCAACCTTTGGAATGACGGTGGCATGTTTCCTAAAGGGATAAGCGGATTCTTTGCCGGATTCCAGATCGCCGTATTCGCATTTGTCGGTATCGAGCTGGTTGGTACAACTGCCGCTGAAACGAAAAATCCGAAAGTCGTGCTGCCCCGTGCAATTAACGCCATACCGATTCGCATCATCATGTTTTATGTTTTTGCATTAATTATGATTATGTCCGTCACCCCGTGGAGCGCAATTACTGCGGATCGCAGTCCTTTCGTGGAAATGTTCGTACTGGTTGGCCTACCAGCCGCAGCCAGTATGATCAACTTTGTCGTACTGACGTCGGCGGCATCCTCGGCGAATAGCGGCGTATTCTCCACCAGCCGCATGCTCTTTGGCCTGGCGAAACAAGGCGATGCACCGAAAAGTTTCGGCGTGCTCTCTAAACGCGCGGTTCCGTCGACTGGGTTGATGTTCTCCTGTATTTGTTTGCTTTCGGGCGTGGTGCTGATCTACCTGATTCCGAACGTGATGACGGTCTTTACGCTGGTGACCACCGTCTCCGCGATTTTATTCATGTTTATCTGGAGCATCATCCTGTGCTCTTACCTGACATACCGTAAAAAGCGCCCTCAGCTACATGCCGAGTCATCTTATAAAATGCCGTTGGGTATTTTCATGTGCTGGATATGTCTGGCATTTTTCGCTTTTGTTATTGTACTGTTAACATTACAGCCAGATACACGGCAGGCGCTTATTGTCACGCCGCTGTGGTTTATTGTTCTGGCTATTGCTTATCAGTTTATTCGTCAGAAAAAGCAGGCTGTTGATGTGAAGTAAAAGGTATAAACGCAAGAAAGGCGCGGACAGACGTCGGCGCCTTCAATTTTTTTCAGCAAAATCACGCATAGCACAAGTATTCTCTATTATTGGATATAAACAATTCTCAATTGGATATACGAAAATTAATATGCGAACAATTAATGTCGTCACCATTGATATATAAGAAAGTTATTCCCGCAATGAAACGGTTGTGATTCGATTGATGTTTTTTGCCAATAGTTCGAGAGCTAAGTAATTATGTTCATCCTGCCGCTGTGAAGCATCAGCAACGACACCTTCTATCTTTCTATTTAACTCATTGATTTTACTGTCATCAAGTGTTGAAACAATAGCAGAAATCAGCATCTCTAACGATTCAATCTTCGCGTTAAGCGCTTTTTCTCCAACTTCTTTTTCTGCCAACTTTATTAAAAGATGAGAGAGGATATTATTCAT